GTCTTGGTTGACCAAATCTATAACTATCTTGCATATCTTTTCCTGCTGATTCGTTTCTTAATCTAGCAAGAGCTTCTTGATATTGTTTTTCATACTCTGCTTGCATTTCAGGTTGACCTTTTAAAAATAAATTTGCTTGAACTAAAGAACCATAAAGTAAACATTCAGGTGCATTTGTTCCTAACCATGTTTGTCCATTAGAAGATTCTGTAATAGACGGAGGATTATAAAAATAATGTAACTCAGTTGTATACCCATTTGTAGGTGTAGGAGCTAACATAAAAGTATCATTATCAAATAATGCATAATATTTAGGCTCACCTTGAGTAGAAGCGTTAGGATATGCTTCTCTTAAAAAAGCTACTTCTTTTAATAATAAAAAAGATTGTTTACTATTACTTGTAACAGATAAAGAAAAAGGTGCTAAAAAATCAGAAGGTGTAGAAAGATATTGAGTACCTGCTGACATTTGACCTTCTACATTTTTTCTAAAATTAGGTAACTGACAAGTTCTAAGTATTCTATCTTCTGCACTAACTATAAAATTATTTATATTATTATTAAATGTAGTTTCATCTGTATTAGTATAATCTTTAATTGCTTGTACTAATGTGGTATAGGTGTATGACATAATTTAGCTCGTTGTTACTGTAACACTACCAACATCGGTAGTTATTATTAAATTTCCTCCACCACCACCATTACCATTTCCAACAGGATCAAAAGAAAAAAGTCTTCTACTTTCATCTAAATTTTGATCAGGTCTTGCGTAAGGCAATGCTTGTGCATCTTGAAACACATATCTTCCCTGAAAGTTTTGAGCCGCATCTTTATCCCAAACATCTTTACCTACTAAAAATCCTGTAGGGTTACCTCCCACAAATTCTCTTTTTAGATCTTTTAAAGGATAACGAAATCCTGTTCTGTCACAAAATCCAAAAGCATATTTTCCTGTTGCATACTTAACCATTTACTGACCATAACTGTAGCTATAAGGAACAAATTGAACAGTTGCTTTTACTCTATCTTCTTCAGCAGCTAATTGAAATTGTTCTTCATAATATTCTTTTAACAATACTACTCTTTCTTTTGATTCAGGTCTTTTAATTGCTATATGCAAAGCTAAACCTGCAACTAAAGCAGGAAGAAATCTAACAGGAACATCAGCATCTAAACTTGCTACATCTCCCATATCTTGTATTCTTCTCAAATAATAGTATACAAATTTATAAGGTTCAGCAGAGTCAGGTACTGGCCAGAAATTAACTTCAGGTCTTTCTCTTTGTCTGTTAATCCAAACTTGAATAGGCTTTCCTGTTGTTAGTTTGTTTGGTATTCCTGAGTAAGTAGAATTACTAATTCTAGTAACAGGCATATCTGTTTGAGAAGTAGAGTTACCTTCGTTTGTTCTAATAAATTGTTCTATTAAACCTACAGCGTCTGTTTCTATATCGTATTTAGCAGTTCCTGCAACAATAGTAATTTCACCTTTTTGTACTGTCCAAAGGTTAATTCCTCTATTTTGCCATTCCAAACAAAGTAAATTTAAAGATCGTCTAGCAGTTCTAAGATCGTAACCTGTACGCATCTCTAATCCTGCTCTCTCAAATGCTTCCTCGCAAATCTCCCCTATGTCTAAATTGAATGTCGAAGTTCCTGAAGTTGCCATTTAATACCTATTTAATTTATCTTATTTATCCTTTTTATCAGAATATTTGTCTAAAAGAAACATAAGAAATTCTTTTCCATATTGTATATCAGAAAAACAATGTGTAAAGCTAGTGCCTTCTGCAAAAGGATCAATTACCTGCATAATAGCTTGACCATTGACTTGTTCGTCTAATCCAAGATTTCTTGCATAATCATCAAAAAATTTATATCCACGAGCACGAGCTAACCAATGAATTTTTCCATCATATAATTCATGTTGTGCTAATGCCCAATTATGTTTGTGCCCTGATATGTATAAATCAGCATCACTTTGCCACTTAGCTTTTTTCATTTGAGCATGAAGCGGATTCCATTGTGAATGACCTGGCATATCGTGAGCCGTATAAATTTTACATTGTCTTCCATTGGGAAACTCAAGACATATTCTTGCATCCCAAGGCTCATATATTGTATGTTCTGATTTCATATATGTAATAGGATCACCTGCTCCTGACCAGAGATCGTGGTTACCTCCTACTAATAAAAGAAAGTCTCCTTCCTTTACAAGCCATTCTACGAGCTTCCAACTGGTCTCAGCAGAAGTGTCCTGATTGGCGTAGAGCCTACCCAAGCGACCCACCCAATTATTTTGTAAATCTCCTAAACTGCAACCTTTTATATTAGGATGAGAATTTATTATATCTAAATCTCTTCTAAGAGTTACCCAATCACATCCATTATCATCAATATGAGGATCACCTAACCAAACTAGTCCTATAGGTTCATTCTTTTGTATTTTAATTTTATGCCACTTTGTTTTTTCTTTTTTGTTTTTAGCTCGTGTAAATCTCTTAGTAAGGTGATCTATATATTCTTCTATATCATCTTCTGCATCAGGATTAATACTTTCAAATCTTGGAGCAAAAACATCTTCTGAATTAGGAACTTTATGTTTAAAATCTTTATTCCAAAACTCATCTTCAGTAATATCCCATCTTTCTTTAGCCATTGTGCAATGAGAACGATAGGTAGTTAAAGGCATACCTAAGTCTTGTGCCGCTTTCTTTTGCGTTCCTGATATTAAAAATTGATCTAAGGCGTTGATTAATACTTGGTCTTTGACTGCGTGGTTTCCCATAAGTCCTCCCTAATATGTTATTAATTCCACTTATTTCCTGCCGAAGGTTTAGTGGATGGTTTTTTAACTGCACCACCAGTTGCCATTCCTTGTCTTCTTAATGCAAAATGTAAACCTCTAAGGTATTTACCTTTAGAGGTATTTTTCATAAAGGATGGATCTTTAGCTATATCAGAAGATGATCTTCCTCTAGAAGCCCTTCTTGCTCTTGAATCACTAAATTTAGTTTTTGATTTATTTTTATAATCAAACTTTTCACCTTCATTAACAAGTCTTTTTAGACCTTTCTTTAACTTAGGATCATCATCTATTCTTTTTTTGTTTTTTTCTTTTGCATCATCTTCAAAAGATTTTAACTTTTTATTTACAACTGCACCAGGATATTTTCTATTAAGTTTTTTCTCTTCATCGGTAAGATTTTCTTTTATTTTTCCTGTTCTTCTTTTTGTTTCTTTCTTTTTCTGACCTTTTCTAATTTTTTTATTTAATTTATCTTGTTTAAGTCTAGCTTTTGCTCTGTCTAATTCTTTTTGACTTCTATAAACTTTGCCTTTAAATATTTTATTAATTTTATCAGAATCTTTTTTTTCTTCTGCCATTGTAATTATCCGTAATATTTCTTAAATGAAATAATGATTGTGTAAGTGTCATTACCTGCCGCACCAACTGTAGTAAAAAGAATATCACCATTAGTGCCTGCTGTTCCTGAATCTCTTAATGAAGTAAACTCTTTAAAACATATTGTATCAGACCAGTCTTCTTTAAGCTCAATAGCTAGTTCATTAGCATTTGCTTTAAAAAGAATTTTAACGCCCATACCTACATTAGAGTACCATATTTTTTCAATACCTACTCTTGTGCACTTCTGACCTAGTTGATTATCTTCTAAAGTTAGTCCTGTTCCACCACTATTTAAGTCTATTTTTACTGCGTTAGTCTCAGCAGTAGCGTCAGGATTAGTAAAAACGCATACCGCTCTATTACTACCATCTTGTATTTTCCTTAATGTTGCAGCCATTTACTTCTCCTTTTTAACAGATCTTGTAGCTTGAACAAAACCAACTCTAGCATATTTGTCTGTTAATTTTTTAGGTTTAGCTTTAGCTTTAGATTTTTTTTCGTCTACCATTTAGACCTCCTTAATTATTAAGAAAGGTTATTGTTTTGAACATAAAGAACAGTAACTGTAGCAACACCTGTTGTTCCGTCACCATTAGCACCTGTAAAATCAGCAAGAACTTCTAAATCAGTTGTTCCTACATTAGTAGCTTCTGTATCTAAAGTTCCGTGTGTTGTTCCTACTGCTTTAGTGTTAATGCCATCTAAGAAAGCATCTGCGTCTGCTGCAGTTCCTACATCAATAGTAGCTGCTCCACCATCATTACCAGCAGTTGTTACATTTAATATAACATCTACTATTTGTGAGTTTGCAGGAACGACTGCAACTCTTTGATTAAGATGACTTGCACCTGTGATATCTACTAATTTTGATTGTGCCATTGTAACAAAACCTACATTAGTAACATCTGTTCCTACTGTAGTACCTGTTGTATCGTTAATAGTTCCTGCTTTAATAGGACCTGAAAATGTTGTTTTACCCATGATATAATCTCCTTGTCGTTGGGTTGTCTAACCGAGGTTAGTCAAGTGATTTATTTTATTGTCTAATACTACACAAAAAAATAAGGGGAAGCAAGTGCTTCCCCTTTAAAATATTTATTCCTTAAGGAATATTTATTTTTTTAACTCTAAAACCTATGAAGAACCAGGGCTTCCATAGATACCTAGAGGATCAGATACGCCAAAGCTATATCTTTCTCTAGCACGATAACGAACATTACCTGTGTCGAAATCTCCATCCATGCCTGTTTCTAATGGTGTTCTAACAAAATGCTTCATACCATTTGGTATGTCTGTTAATAGATAGAATGCATTTGTATCAGTTAAATAGTGATTAACTGAATAACCATCAGGAATTACTCCTAATGATTTAATTGCATTGATATCATTATCAGCAGTATTAGGTCTTAGATCGGTAGCTAAAATCCTTTGAGCTACGAACATTAGATTCGGTGGTACAATAAGTTTTCTTGCACGACCTGCAACTAATAGTCCTCTCTCATCAGTATAACCAGCGATGTTGATGATCGCAGCTTCTAGGGAAGTTTCGTTTAAGTCTGCTCCTGTAACAGGTCGATTACTATTGAATCCACCATTTACTAGAGGGTGACCACCACCTCCTGCTACGCCATCACCGACAGCAGTAAATAAATTTACGCCATCACCTGACTGATATGCATTAGTAAAACCATTATTTAGAGGAAACGCAGCTTTTACTTGTTTAGTATAAGCCATTGCTCTAGCTAGTGCTTTAGTGTATCTGCTAGAAAGACTATCGTAAAGATTGTCTTCCATTGCTTCTTCAGTAATTGCAAAACCTAGTGCAACTGTCTCGTGGGTATATCTAGCGGTGAAAGATTCTTGAGCAGAATCATAAGTCATTGCTGCTCCTTCGTTTTTCACAGGTGCTTGACCAAACCCTGAGAGTTTCACTTCTTCTTCAAATGAACGATCAGAATTTTCAGTTTCATAGATTTCTTTATCTTCTGAATCGTATCCTTCATATTCCAAACCAAACAAAGCGTTTAGACCTGGAAGTAGCTCTTTGAGCATTTGGGCTCTTGAAATTGCCATATTTTATTCTCCTATGTGCCTAAAGGTTTGTCGTATGCGTGCATTCCTGCGTTGAATTTCACAATAAGATCAGTAAATGCATCTCCTGCTGTGCTTTCTCCGCTTTCTACGAATCCAAGTATACGAATTGGTAAGGTGTTTGTTGTTGCAGCAGTAGATGCGTCTAAAGCATTTTTGCTTCTTCCGAGATCTGTTGAACCTGCGGTTTGCACCACAGCTATATTACTGCCGAGTTTGCCTTTTGCTACAGCTCCATCTGCTTGCATTCTGAATTCAACATTTGGATCGTCTAAAACGATAGCATTGATGTCATCAGCTGCAATAGAAGTGTTGTAAGATTGGGCAAACGTAGTTTGTTTGGTATTAGGGTCTGTATAAGTACACCCTAAAAAGATACCTACAGGTGTGAGTGTTGTAGTACCAGTGTCTTTTGCCACTGTTACAACGCCTCCTGCTGTCACTAGTTTCACAAAATCACCATAAAAGATGCTTGTTCCTTCTGCTGATTTTATTGGAATGTATCTTGTTTTTCCACTAAATGATCCACTAGCTGAAGTAGTACCTACAGGCTCTGCACCCATTGGGGTTGCTTTAGTAGCCATAATTTACTCCTTGGTTAATGTTTACCGAATGTAGTCCTTGACTGCCTATGCGGTTCTAGCATTGGCATTCTAGGATCACTTTCTCTAAGATAATTATTATCTATAGACTCAACTTGCTGAGTGGCTAACTTGTCATAGTATTCTTGCCTTGCTTTCACAGTTTCAGCAGGTGCTTTACATAATAATAGACCACCTATCTCAATACATCCGTCAGATGCCCATCTTGAATCTTGATCACACATGATCTTTAATTCAGGATGATCTTCTGCTTTAGCGGCTTCCCATCCTTCCCTAAATCTATAAGAGACGTTAGGGTTGTCTGATTGTCCGACTACAGCAGTTCTAACCCATCTGAATACCCAACCATCTTGAGGTTTGGGATCAGGAAGAACTGATGGTGGTTGCCACGCTTGAGTTCGCTGCGTGTTTGCTCTTTGATCATTCCCACGAGCTTCTCGTGGAGTGCGGCTATCACCTGCATCTTCTGTGGCTTCGAGCACTTCTGCTTCAATTTGACTTTGGTCTTTTTCGTTAATGTCTTTTTTTGTCATTATCTTGTTTCCTTTATAAGTTCAGCCGCATATTGTTCAGGTGTAATACCAAGTTTCCTAGCGAGAGAAACTTGAGTAGCAGTTAGTTTGACCTTATTAGGTCTTGCTCCGTTATTTCTAGTCGCAGGAGCTACCACGTTAGGTGGTGTTTGTTGCGACTTGCGAGTCTCTTCAGGCTCTGCTACCTCCTGATTAGATTCCTCGATGTCAAATTCTTGAGGAAATACTTCCCTCATTCTTTGATCAACACGATCATAATACTCTTTTGATGTGGGATCAACATTTTCTTTTACAAGTTTAGCGTGAACTCCATATGCAAAATTTGTCATTTCTTCATCTGCACCAAACCATTGATTATTTTCTGCCCAAGCAACTGCTTTTTCATCAGGCTTTGGAACTTCCAAAGGTTGTTGTTGTTGAACAGGTTCTTGAGGTTGATTATTTTGTTCTTCTCTTAGAACTTCATTAGCTAAATGTTGCGGTAAGTATTCTGCTTGTTGGCTTGCAAGTGTTGCTTCCGTAAGGATTTGTTGAGCTTTTGCAATCGCATCAGCGTCACCATCTTCGTAGGCTTTCTTGTAGTTTTGCGTAGCGGCTTGTTTCGCAAACTCTGCCTTTTGTTTTGCTTGTTTAACAAGTTCTTGTTGTCCTGTACCAAGAAGTTTATTGAGCCTTTCGTTTTCAGTAGAAGCTCTTTTAGCATAATTAACAGCTTCATCCCTGAGGCGTTCTGCTTTTTCTTTTTGTCTTCTTTCTTCATGGTAATCATACTTTAATTTCTTAATTCTTTTATTAGCACTTTCTGATAAATCTGATATCTCTTCTGAATTATCATCTGCTGATTTTTTTTTAGGAGGTTTTCTATCCTCTACAGGTCTATCATCAACAACTTCTATTTCGATATTAGATTCTTTATCTATACCTACTGAAGATTTAAGACCAAAAAATTTATCTTCTGAAGAAGTATCTGTTTCAGGTACATTTTCAAAATTTTCTGTTTCGTTTGTTTGTGTTTCAGTCATACTCTTTCTATGCCTCTAGGATCTTGAACAACTGCTTCTACGTTGTCATCGTTAATAATTCTAAATTCTTTTCCGTGTATTTTTAATCTAGTTCCTGTAAAGGCACGAAAAACAACCCAATCTCCTTCTTTACACCACGCAGACGAAAATTTCTTTTTGTCATCGTAGCATTCTTCTCCCATTTTCAATACAAAACCTACAACAGTAGCTATCTCTTCCGAGTGCATCATATCATCAGGTTTGTATATACCACCTTGTGTTTTTGAAGAAACATCAGGTAGTGCAATAAGAATTCTGTAACCTTTCGGTTCAGGTAACTGAGAAGCTGTAGCTTCTTCGGATTTTTTAAGTAATGCTTCTTTAGCATCATCTGCTTTAGTTTTTAGTTTGTTATGAATCTCTTCACTAACATACGCTTCATTAATATCAGGAGTGTCAGGATCATCGCCAATAAATTTACCTTTATCATCCCTAGCTCTAATTTTGTTTGATACTCGATTATCTGTAACTTTCATCTAGTCCTCCATAAATCTTCTTTCTATGTCAACAATTTCTCTTTCAGCTATAGATAATCCTTTAATAATTCCTATTAAATGAGAATAGTCAGAGTAATCTTTTGCAGTTCCCTCCAATAGATTTTCTTCAATCTGAGTTTTTTCTTCTTGAATCTTTTTTCTCAAAAGACTGAACTGTGTTTCTGCCATTCTTCTCCCTCAGATATAGCTAGTCTGAGTCTTTGTTTTCAGTTGTTATACGAATATCAATTTCTTGAGATTCAGGTATATTTGCTGTTAAGGATATATTTGAACTTGCACATCCTGTCACAACAAATAAACTTAAAACTGTTAATACTATGTATTTCATTGTTAACCTATACTTATATTAATATAATTATTAAACCTATAAAATCAATAACACAAGAATTATTTATATATTCCTAAAAGAATATTTACACAGTTCTTGATTTACCTTTATGCAATCCGTGTCTTGCATGTTGTTTACCTGCTTTAGTTGCGGCTCTTTTCTTTTTATTTGCTCTTGCTAACTTACTTCTACCTTTTGATGTAGATTTTAATCTATCTATGGTTTTTTTAGGAGCATATACCTCTCCTGTTTCAGAAGATTTTTTACCGCTAGGTGTTGTCCATTTTTGTTTAGTCCAATTCTTTAAAGACTTTTGAGATTTTTTTAGTGCCATTACTTATAGCCACCACCTGCTTTTTTATATCTAGAGGCTAATAGTTGTGCTTTTCTAGCAGACCATTGACCTGCTTTGCCACCTTTAGTTCCTGCTTTAATAGAATTAAAAAGTCTTTTTCTCATTGTTGGTTTAGTATAATTACCTGCTTTATTAACAGTAGATTTTTTTTTAGTCATTGTTTCCTCTTTTTTAATATTTAATCATATTTTTTTTAGAAACTCAATCTTCATTGTAAAGGTTATTAAATGTTATGTTAGGATCAGTATAACTTTCATGCTCTTCGCTACTATGTATTTCTTGACTAGGCATAAAATCAGGAGCTCCTTCTCCTGTAACCCACAATGCAGGATTAGTAACTCTTACTCTATTGTTAGGTAAAGCAACTAAATTACCCTTCCATTGACCTTCAGTTAAATATAATAAATGACTTTGTTTGTGTTGATCAGGACTATCTGCAATATCATGCTCTGTATAATCAACAGTAAAGATATATTTAGCTGTATAAAATTCACCATCTATTTTTGCATACCAAGGTGATGATGATGCTCTATCTATTGATATAACTGAGTGATGATGAGACATACAATCCCAAGGTTGACACAAATGATTTGGCATTCTTTCTGGCCAGTTCTCTACAGGTACGTCTGCCATCATTCCTTGAATTGGCATTCGAGCCCACATAGCACCGCCATGAACATTATCTTCCTGATCTTCACAACCTGTAAATATAACTTGAAATGATAGCGATCTATCAGGAATACAATTAACTGCTACAGCTAATCCATGAATAAATTCTCCATGATATCTTTCGTGACTAGCTGTAAATTCTTTTCTTACCCATACCTTAAAGTATGGAATATTGGATATTAAATAAGACATAAAACCTCCCTTAGTTTAGTTATCTTTTTCCGCCTCTTTTTTTACCTTTTACAGTTTTACCCATACGCATACGAGTTTTGCCTTTTACAGTTTTACCCATACGCATACGAGTTTTACCTTTAACAGTTTTACCCTTTTTCATACGAGTTTTTCCTTTAGTTGTTTTCATGATTTTTTCTCCTTTTTACCATTTTACTTTTACTACCATTTGGTACGATTCGCCCAATATGCCGCAGAACATCTACCTTTAGCAATATTTTTAGCGTGTCTAGCTTTAAAAGATTTACGTCTTGCTTTTTCTGATTTGCTTTTTGGATTTTTTCCTGCACCTGAAACACCTTGTTGACCAAATCTAATTGTTTTTATACTTCCATCTTCGCATTTAGCAACAACAACATGAGACTTTGTAGGATGATTGGGGGTTCTTTTTGGTTTATTATAACCAGAAACTCCAACCCTTGCTAGTCTTGGATCTTTTTTTGCCATTATAATTTAGATCCTTTTTTTGCAAGCTCAACTTGTTTTTGAATTTCTATTGCTAATTTAATTCCATCAGCAAATCCTTTTTCATCAATATCTACTTCTTGCATTTCAGCTTCAAGAAGTGCTTCACCAATACGAACACCAAGCTCTGTTCCTGATATTTTTTCTTTTGATTGAAGTTTAACCATTTCTTTAATAACGTCAGCTTTAAGTTTTTCTCTATTAAGCATTGCTTTTTCTCTATCTGCCATAGCCTTACGTTGTGATTCACCTTGTTGAATATCAAGCTCTCTATTTCTTTGTTGTATAATAGGATCTTCCATTTGCTCTTGAATTTTTTGTTGTTGTGCTTCTTGTCTTTTACGAAGAGATAATTTATCAGCCGCTGATGCAACAAGTTCTGCCAATCTTTTTTCAATGTCAGGTGGTAATTGTTCTCCAATAGGAGGTAAAGGTGATCCCATTTCAATTTCAATATCTTTTCTATATTGAAAGGCTAAATGTTCTCTAATGTGTGCTTCAGTTGCCATCATTATTCCTTGTGCTGAAGGACTTTCTTCTACCAACTGTTGTATTTCAGGGTCTTCCATGCCTGCCATATGGACTGCAATGTGTGCTTCATGGTCTTGATATTCAAATGCTTTAACAGGAACAATATTAACTAAGTTCATATTTTCTTGTACAGGATCAGCAGGTTTAATATCTTGTCTATCAGGAATAACTTTGTCTACATTTTCAATACCTAAAACTTCTAACATTTGTCTGTGTAGTTCAGGCATGTCATACATCTCAGGTGCTTGTTGTGCTAACTGAAGTGCGGCTTGATACTGCATAATTCTTTGAGACATTGTTGCGGCATTTGGATTACTTACAGGAATTACATCTACTCTTCCATCAAAGTCTTTTGCCTTAATAAATTCATCAGGTTCTTCTGCATAAGGATAACTAGGAGAAGTAAATTTAGAAATAATTCCACTTAAAATATTAAATTCTTTATGCATAGATGCGTGAAGTCTAGCTTGAATAGCACTCATAACTTTCATAGATCTTTCCATGATTGCTAAAGTTGTTCCAACAGGTGCATCATTATTCATATCATTTACTTTTAAATCACCTAAACTTGCAAACCTTCTTCCTTCTTCAACTACAGTTGTTAACAAAGTATACAATGTTGCACTTGGTTCTTTATAAGGTAAAAACTGTATGTTTTCTCCAATAGACCCACCTGGTACATCTACATCTCTAAACTCACCTGGCATAATAGGTGTATCATCGCCTTTAATTCTAAGACCTCTAGTCTTAAGACCACCTGGCAAATTAGATAATGTTCCTGCATCAATTAATTGACGAAGTAATGAAGTTGCTGATCTGCTTAAACCACCGATCATATGAATTAATCCAAAACCATAAAAACCAATACCTGGTAAATATTGATAATGAACAAAGTGTTGTCTTCTTAATTTTTTAGGATCATCTTCTTCATAGTTTCTTCTTATTGAAAGAATTTTTCTGCTAGATTTATCTACTGTTACAATATAAGGAAGAGCAATACCTGTTGGCTCTCCATTATTCATATCTTCAAAACCTTCTAAATCAAGATCAACTTGCATTTCCAAAAGAGTGTAACGATTATCATTGTCGTAACTTGTATCACTTTCGCCTGTAAGTTTATTATATTTGTCACTTATTTCAGTCATGTCAGGAGAAGGAGAAGGTAATTCACAATCTATAAAAAATCCTGAATACATTAATTTTTTTATTTCGTTTTCAGTTTTTTTCATTACATGAGTTGCTCTTTCACAAGTAAGTAAATCACTAGCACCATAACTAACTACAAAATCTTCAGCAGGTACAAATATAGAGCAAGGTCTATCCATGTTAGGATCAAAGTAAACTTTTCTAAAAGCTGATCCTGCTAAAGGTAATGAAAATAATAATTTTTCTGTTTCAGTTCTGTATTCAACCATCTTTTCTGTTAAAAGATAATTCATATACTCCTGTATTCTATGGGATTGTTTTTCTTTTTCATCATCAATAACCCCTACAATTTTTGTTTTTACAGGTCCTTCAGCAGGAAATATTTCTGATATTGCTTGTGATTGAAATTTAATTACTGCCTCTGAAAGTAATGGATGAAAAACACCGCAAGCACCTGGCCAGGGTTCTGTTCTTTCGTCTATTGTTAACCCTAGTTGATCTAGTCCTGTTATGTATGTATTTTCCCAATCAGACCTAGATTCTCTATCTGCATTGAAAAGACCTACAAGTTCTGATCCTAATGCATCTAAATCTGAATCATCCATAAGTTCAGCTAAATTTTCTCCGAACCCTGCTTCTAATCCTGAAGGTGAATCTTCAAGATTTATTATCATACCTCCATCACTTTCCTGTAAAGGTTTTTCTATTTCTATTTCAATTTCAGTTGCTACTCCGTTTAAAGGAATTTCAATCGAATCAGGATCAATGGGAGTAAGTGGTTTTTCTATAGCCATTAGTAATACTGTGCCTTCCTTCTTTCGTTGTATGGTTCTTCTTCTTCGTCACTAAATAGACTGATGAAACCACCCTGCCTGAATCTTATCAGAGCTTGTGTACTACTGTCAACAAGGTCATCATGAGAGGCATTTGGAAAAGATGCAAACTCTTCAATTACTTCTTCTCCCCATCTTGTTTCAGGACACCATACAACACCTGATGCAAATAAATCAGCAACAGCATTTACACGAGCTATTTTATCATTGCCTCTAGTGGGAGTGTACTCTGATACAGGAACACCTGCTGCACGAAGTTCAAATATCAAAGGCATACCTGCGGCTTTTCCTTCAATTATACAAGCATCAGGTTGATATGTTTTATACATTTCCATAGCCTTTGTTTTTAGTTCAGGAAATTCTAAACGATCTTTAAATGCATCTAGTAAAATTAATTGAGGAGTGTTTCTTCCATCAAACTCATCTTCTGCATAAAAAACTCCCCATGTAGTACATGCTGAATAATCAGCTCTTTGATGCTTTAAAAACGCAGTATCCCATGACTGTATGATAAACTCACAATGAGGTGGGTATTCTTCTTCCCATGTTCTCCACCATTCTCTTTTTACTAAAGCACCTTCTTCTGAAGTAGGGTCTTGTTGATATTGAGCAGACCATTTAGAAACAGGTAGTTCAGCTTTTAATGCCTCAAGTTCTTTTAATTTCCAAAACTCTGGCCAGAGTGGATTACCTGAAGGCATAATTGCAGGAAGTTCAATTACTTTCCATTCATCTGCACCACCACGTTTAATGCTTGAGTCAATAATTTGTCCTGTTAAATCTCTATTATGCCATCGTGTCATAACAATAACTATAGCTCCACCAGGTTGTAATCTTTGTCTAGGACCTGAGGTATACCATTCATATGTTTTATTAAAGACATCAGCATCTGCGGAAGCACCTTCTTGTTCGGAATGAGGATCATCAATAATTAAAAGATCAGCACCTTTACCTGTAACAGCACCACCAACACCAATCGCAAAGTATTCACCTTTTTTATTTGTATTCCATCTACCTGCAGCCTTACTGTCTGCTTGTAACTTTACTTCACCAAATATATCTTGAAAGTCTTTATCTCCAACTAAGTTTCTTACCTTACGACCAAAACCTACAGCAAGTTCTGCTGTGTGTGCTGTTTGAATAACTTTCTTATCAGGAAAATTTCCTAAGAACCAAGCAGGTAAAAGATAACTAGCAAACTCAGATTTTGTATGTCTAGGAGGCATGTTTATTATTAGCCTTTTTAGTTTGCCATCAATAACTTCTTTGAAAGCATCTGCCATTATTCTGTGATGCTCTCCGTTAATAAACGCTGGCCAGACTTCTTTAACAAAGTCTAAAAAATCTAATTTAGCATTATCTCTTCTTTTAGCTTTGTCATATTCATCAAGTAACTTTAACAAATCTTTTTTTTGTTCAGGTGAATAACTAGATAAATTTTTTAAAATAGAAGAGGGATTGATATTAAGGCTCATCTTTTTCCTGCTTTTTTATTTCTAGCAAAAGATCTGTTAGCACTTCTAGACTTTGCAACTAAATTTCTTTTAGAATTATTTCTAGGATTACCATCTTTATGATGAATATCTTTTGAATCACCTTTTCTGACTGTACCTTTTGCTAAAGCTCTGTTTCTAGCAGTATTTCTAGAGGCTCTTCTTTTCTTCTGATTTGGTTTACTTTGATAATTGGCGTACTCTCTTTTATAATTTCTAGCCATTTAAATTCCTGTTTTATGTTTATCTGTCTATCAAGTACAATATTTCGGAAATTTTCATTGCCGTTGCTTTTGTTGTCTTCATATTAGGCTCTACACCATCTTGATAAGTTACTAACAATACACCCCATGCGTCTTCTGAGCTCATTATAGGACAAGCTATATTAGGAACATTTCTTTCAAGAGAAGTGCATTGGCTTAAAACAAAGTTTCCAATAACATATTCATCACCTTCCATCCAATAACCTGTTGGTAATAGATCAGCAGAATTTCTAGGTTCAGTAATTAAGGGAACTACATTTCTAGCATCTACCCAATCATACAACCATATTGATTCGATACTTCTGTCAGACCTAAGAAGTCTAGTAATTAAATCTTCTACTTTGATTACTTTTTCAGGATCATTTTCAAATACCTCTACTATTGGTATTTCAGTATCTTCTTCTACATTCAGATTTGTATATTGTTGGAAACCAATGTAAGCAATAACAGAAACAATAAGAAGGCTCGTAATTTTCATTACAAAAGCTGACCAACTTTGTTCAGGTGATATAATACTTCTTATAGCATTAATAATGTTTTCCATCTATCACTACCTCTGATTCTGTTTCAATTACTACTCGTGCTCCACATGGAAGTAAAGGTTTATCGTTACCACCATACATTACTCTACTATTACCTAATATTTCTACACTATGTCCATAAGTATTTTTTTTACCTTGTTTAACAGTAAGCACAGGCTCATTTGTTCCGTGTTTTTTATTAGCTCTAATCTTGTGCATATTCACATGGATATATTTTTTTGACATATTACTTTTTCAACCAAAAGTTTAACAGCAATACCATGAGAGCCGCAATACCAAAAATATCAAAGTAAGTTAGTGTCATTAAAATTTGTCTATCATTAAACCAATATCAGAAGAAAGTTCTTCTGCATCTACTAAAACTTTTTCTGATTTCTTTTGTACTTCTATAGCATCCTCTAGTAAATTAATTTGATCTTCTCGATATCTTTTATCCCAATAACTTTTAGATATGTTTTTAAAAAGTTTTTCATGTTCCTCCATTGTGAGGTACTTTTTAAAAAATTTTTTTTTGTGAGATATTAGTACATACTCATCATTAAAAGATATTGTACAATCTTCTGATTTTACTGTTGGGCAATTATCATTTTCTTTCATAGTTTCTTTTCTCCCTGCAAACATTATACATAAAAACAAAATATTTGGAAGTCCTAAGTAAGGGAGGATACAAAGGACTTCCTCGTCAAGTAAAAAACACAAGTCTTACATTAAAATAGCTTATAATTCCCTTACTTAACGAATTTACTTGCCAAAAATAAAGCAAGAGTATATTCTTTAGTAAGAACATAGGTAGATACTACCTATATACTTACTATACTAGATAGATACTAGTATTAGATAGATACTACAGGGGATTTAAAAAAACAAAAACAGAAAAATGCAAAAAAAATTTTTGATGCATAGGATTCCTTGTGGTTTTTTGTAAAAAAAAGGGGTAACCATCCCTAAAAACAGTTAGTGGAGAAAAAAATGGCAAAAAATACTACGAAAATTAAGAAAAAAACAGCAACTAAGAAGAAAAAACAAGAAGTAGAACCAATTAAACAAGAAAATATTGGAATTGGTATAGGTTTAGGTGTTGTATTAATAATACTAATGGTCTTAACAGTAACATAACAGTAACATTTTGAAAATAACCTGATTGTTTGAGCAAATTAGTTGTGGTGTGCTAGTCATTTTTGTAAAATCTCACAGGTGTGGTGGGGTATTGGAGTAAGTATTTACCGATAACCTTAATTAGGTCTTTTTCTGATCCTGTATATTTTGAAGATAGTCACTGATGGTGATGGTTATATTAGGATTTACTCTGATCACTAATGCTATCTAACCTATCTCTGAGTTCTTTCTCTATGTCCTCTAATGATCTTTGATCCTCTTTGTTGATAGTGACCTCAGAGAACATAGCAATGCTCTTACCCATCATCTCTAAGGCTCTCAGTCTGTGTGTGTTGTTGTCTTCCTCATCCACAATCTTCCATAACTCATTTTCAATTCTCTCTTTTGTCGAGACCTCTTTAACAAATTTTTTCTTGTTCCGATCTGCAATTATCTTATCCACCATAATTGTAACATCATGGTGCTGTGATAATTTCGATGCCTCATTCCTTATCACTGCATCCGACATGTTCTTGGTGTCATAAGCATACCTATAAGCATCACTAATACTGCAAGGCTCACCATCGATGCCATGCCCAAGTGCCTCTGCGAATTTTATTTGTTTTGGTGTCAGGGATTTTTTCTTTGATCCCTTTTTCCTTCCGCCTTCTATTACTGTAAATTTATCTTTTGTATCATCGCTCATGTTCAGAATAATAATGGATCAGGCTCAGAGTATGCAAGAGTACATGTTCAAAGTTAATGCTGAGTAATAATTATCGAGATATAATCCTCAAGGAATAATTAATTATAAAAATAATACATTGATGTATTGTAATCGTATACTACCTGTGCTATAAAATAGGAGTATTTCGGAGGAGAATTTTAGAGGTAAGTATTTACCACCACATGAAGATCACTGAGCAAATCCTTTCATTGATCTTAGAGACATAGTTAGTCATCAGGAGAAACAGCGATGCAGAGGTTTGGAGCAAGGTCTGAATAGTATGTCGTATCGTCATTAGAGACAGGATGCGAAGGCGTGACAGAAAGTAGTAGGTAATTGTTCTTGGGTTCTCGAAAGAGACTAATTGATCCCCAATGTCTGAGTGTTATGGAGGCGAAGGTTTAAAGACCGAGTTAAGATGCACAGGACATCGCATGGTGTTGCCTACTGATGACCGAGCATTGCTCGGATATCTCTTCGGAGATATGCCTTCGCACCATGGATAAAAATAAATGAAGGCGAAACAATTATGTTAGAGAGGAAGATAGTCATTCGATTGTCTTCCTCTTTATCTTTTCAATTTGTATAGGTGCTGATGTTCAGACCTACAGTTCTGATCACCTGATAGTGGTCAATAAAAATGAGTAAAAAAATGATAAATAAAAAACTAATAAATGCGTATGAAAATCTAATTGATGTTCAAGACAGATTGTATTCTGAAAAAGAAAAAGATCAGAATTATAAAAAGATTGTGATGCTTGCATCAATGATCATGAATACATGCAAGACTAATGCTATTCCAAGATCAATTATGTTCAACCACAAATACTCACTACAACATTTTGTGAGAACAGGCGAAGTGAGGGTTAGCTAATGGTCAATAACATTACAAAAGAAGTATATGAAGAATTAATGAACACTCAATCAAAAAAGTTAGAGGAGACTTTTAACATGAATAATATTCCAACAGCAATGAGATCGCAATCTCACACAAATGATCAAATAACACTTAAAATTTCTGAGACTGAATTAAAATTAATTCAATATCTCATCAAGGAGATGCCACCTGTAGAAGGTGATGTCGAGTTTGAAGAGTTTGAGAATTTTATAGACTTAGTAATTAAAGTTAGAACAGCACAAAAAGGAGAATTTTAAAATTCTGGATCCTCACAGGGAAATTGATTTTTCCCTGTGTTCTGCCGATTGTCTAGGTATGTGATCACATGGTGTGGTCATGACTTCAATAACTAATAGTGAGTAAAAATTATGGAAGATTATATTATTACAACAAGTGTATCCAAGGCGAGTGAAGAGATCATAGCTATTTGGAGTGAAGAAATCGATAAAGGAAATTATGATTATGTTCCTTGTCTGAGAGGTGGTAGAGGATGTGGTAAAACATATGCATATGAGACCATCGCAAAGGCTATCGCAGAAAAGAAAGGTCTGAAGTTTATCGGTAAATGTTCTAACCCTAAGAAAGGTGAGTTCGGTTATCAGATAATCACAGCATCAACACTATCTGCAATGGACATGGGATTGCCTGATATCGAAAAAGTAAACATCTCAAAAGAAGAGATGCAGAAGGTGGTGGAGTTTGCCTTTTCATTATTACTACCCATAGGTGATGGATCAGGAATTCTATTCTTTGATGAAGTTGGTCAAGGTGGTGATGATGCACAGAAGTTCATTACACAAATTATTGAGGCTCGATATTTTAATGGTTATGTATTCCCTAAGGAATGGTTAGTTGGATTAGCTACTAATCGTACTAAGGATAGAGCATCATCAAGAGCGATGATATCACCATTGGAAGATAGGATATCAAGCATGTACGATCTAGAAGTTGATCATGCATCTTGGATCAATGACTTTGCGATACCTCAAGGTGTTCATTCTGACATCATATCTTTAGTTCAGTTGATGCCAAATGTATTGGATACTTTTGATGCTACACCTGTTGGTGTGAAATCATGTTCACCTCGTACTGTTACCAAATGGTCTAACCTCTACAAGTTGGACTTCATACAGAAAATGGATGATGCCGACATGAGAAGGAAATGCATGGAGACTGTTGGTAAGATATTTGCTGAAGAGTTTATGTCTTTCAGAAATCTTATCAAGAATGCACCTGATCACAATCTGATACTTAGTGATCCTGACAATGCACCATTTATTGAGGCACATCAGAGTGACGTTAGATATGCTGTAACAAGTTTATTGATCAGATTAGTTGGCAAGGATGCAAGTCACTTTGATAACGCAGTTAAGTATCTATCAAGATTTGAAGTGCCTGAGTATGTGGTGTTCGCATCTAAGATTATGGTTCAACAAAATCCTGATCTTACTCATACAAAAGCATATACAAAAATCGTTAACGACAATGTTCTTTAAGGAGGAGCAATTATGAATAATATTTTAAATATTGAAAGTAGTTTAAGTAGTATTGGTTACAAAGATAAGTTTACTAAAAAGCAACCATCATTCAAAAAGTTAGATAAAGACTTGAGAAGAATTGTTGAAGACTATAATTCAAAGTCAGATACAAATGATTATATCAACCCTGATATGATCGATCTTCACAAGACTTTAATTGACTCGCCATTACTTGATGAGATCAACAATGAGTTCAGATTATTCAGGATCAATATTCAAGAATGGACAGTGCCGTTAGGCAATGGTGAGTTATTAGTTCTTAATGATCATGCTGAAGAAGTGCAAAGAGAATGGGATGGCATCGAGGCATCATTCAACAAGAAGGTAAAACAATTTGCAGACGAGTATGAAGAATTAATACTTCAAGCTAAGAAAGATTTAGGATCAGCATTTGATCCTACACTTTACCCAAGTGTTGAAGACTTGATGGACAGAGAACAAGATGTTCTTTCACCATGGAGCGGTAAACCTGTTTATGTTTGCACAGAAGGAGGTGATGTCGATGTACCAAACCATGCCAAGTTAGGTGAGACTATTGACTTCCCTCTTTACAGAGGTGGTAATGATCCAATCAAATCTCTATCTGAATTTCAGAAAAAGTTTGGTGGTAAGTTCAAAAGATTGAAAGAAACAATCAGAGGTAAGTTTACTTGTTATCACTATGAGAATGCAGACCAAAGAGCATTCGATGATAACGTCAGTTTAAGTGGTACTGTATTTGATAAAGAAGTTAAGTATGGTAGAAAACAAGCAACACTTGAGCAAGTATTCAAACACAATGACAACAAGGTTTCTGATAGTGTAGCTATTTGGAAAAACCAAGTGCTAAAAGAATGTGTTGATACTCTCAGGACTTCTATCCAACACTTTACTGATAGTCTTCCTAAGTTCGAAGGCAAAGGTAGATCACCATCTGAAAAAACTTTCATTCATAACTTAGAGAAAGTTCTTGCATCTGCTGAACAGAAAAACAAATTACTGTTCGACAATGATCAGAGACTTGATGAGATAATAAAACGTACTCGTCAATCTCTTGATGGTGTTACTTGGGATGATCTTAAAAACAACAAAGAGAAACGTGATGATGTTGCTAAACAAACAAGTAATGTCAGTGCATTGTTTCCAACATTAAATGGAGAACAAGCTAATGGTAGTTAGTATTGATAAAGAGTTATTAAGAGTGAGACGAGATATACTGAGTAACAATGTAAGTTATGCATCTGTTCTAGTACCTCTTACTTTTAAGAAAAAATCTGAAGTAAGTGTGATGGCGACAGATGGCAGATATATCTATTATTCTGAAAAATGGATAACTGACTTGTTTGATAAGGAGGACTTAGATTATGCAAGAAAAGTTATCTATGTTGTTACCATGCATGAATTGAAACATGTTCTTAATTGCCACCATACAAGAAGAGGTGATCGTGATCCTAAAGGATGGAACATTGCTACAGACTTTGCTATCAACAGTGACCTTATCGAAGAATGTAAAAACGATCTTGGTTACACCGCAGAGTACATCTTTACTAAGATGAATGCTTTAGTTGATAATGAAGGAAGATTTAGAAATGATGATGGTACTTTCAAAAGTGCTGAACATATCTATTCTATTCTTGCATCCAACAAACCTGAAGATAGCGATGATTATTATATGCCACAACAAGCTAGTGGAGGTAATGCCCAAGCATCTTCAGATAGTGGAGACAGTGATCAAAGTGATGAAGAAAAACAAGATAGTGGTAATTCTGGATCCTCAGAAAAAAATCCTCTAGACAGTTCTTCATTCGGTGAGGTTACTGATTTTACTGATGAGGATGGTAATCCTGTTGATGCTCAATCAGATAAGATATCTGAAGAGCAACAAAGAATAAGTGATGCGATCATTACAGCAAAACAGCAGATGAAAGGTATTGGTGACGATAGTGGATACTCAAGAATGTCTGCTCTTCAGAAGGCACAATCAACACCTGTTGATTTCAGTACATCTGTTGCTCAACACTTAACCTTTAAGTACAGCACAGACAATGACATGTCTTTTCACAAACCTAACAGAAGATTGTTACACACAGGTATTTATTATCCATCTCATCAACCATCTCACAGTGGAGTGTTGGCGATAGGTTTTGATATCTCAGGAAGTATGAGTCATGAAGAAAGATGTCTTCAAGCAGAGGCTCTTGATAATATTCTCAAAGCATTTCCTCAGATAGAGAAAGTAAAAGTGTGCTACATAAATACAATAGTTCAACGTATCAATAACAAAGATGAAGATACTGATACTTTCAATGCAGATGACTATTGGGATGAGTTCGATGTAGCAATGGGAGAGACAATAAATGTTCGTGATCTAAGTGGAGGAGGAACAAGAGTCGATCCTTTCTTCAATCTTATTGATCAAACAAATCATGAGGTTTTTCCTGACTGTGCTATTTACTTTACTGATGGTTATGTTAAAAGCGATATGGAAAATAATCCACCTCAATTCCCTGTTCTATGGGCAACAACAGACTACACAGGTAATACACCAAACTTTGCAGAGTGTGTACAAGTTGATGTAAATAATCTTTGAGGAATAAATACCGATAGTGGGATGTAACATGCATCCTTTATTGCAAGTTGGTCAGGTACTTGTCTATCAAAAACCTGACACCAATCATTAAATAGTTGTCTAGGTAATGTTGCCTAATTTAAAAATGAGGAGTTGCGATATGCAATTATATTATAATAGTAAAGGTCAATGGTCAGGTACACAAGCTGACGCAAGAAAAACTAAAAAAGAAAATGACGGACTGTCATTTAATTCAATCAATGTACCAACAGATAAAAAAGGTTTGTTAGATTTTTTAAATGAACATGCTGTTGGATCAGGTGGTAACACGAATGCTAGTCAGGTTTCTATCGATCCTGTAATCATCAAAAGTGGTAATACTACGAGTACACCTCTTGCCTATATAAAAGATGATGTAGGTGTCAGTGAGATAAAAAATGTTTTTGATAACCTGAGAGATGCTTATGTCAACATACAGCATATCATGGAACAGTTAGGTCATAGACCTGATGATACATCATTACTTAAAGACGAGTGTTTTGAGGAGGTATCCGATGAGTAAAATTAGTTCGTTTGAATTGATGACCACAGGTCTTGGTATGGATACTAACAAAGTTATTAAATCAGGTGCAAGAAGATGGGTTATATTTGATTACAACAATAAGTATAGAAAACCTTTTGTTATGCGTGATATAATAACAGGAGATCAAAAAACTATTAGTATAAAAACTGCAAAGTATTTATTAAATAAGGAGGAAAGTATATGAGTAATATCTATACACATTATCCTCAAGATGATGAAATAAGTAGAGATGCATTGATAGAAGAATTAGAGTCAAGAGGTGTTCCTACAAAAATAGTTTATCATTTTGAAGACGATGATAAAAAGCATATGATCAAAAAAGAAATAGTAGATTGGAACATTACTGTTACATGGGATAATAATGAAAAAGAAAATATTACAGTTATCCCTCAAATATTAAGTGATGCTGTACACGAATTACTAGACAATTTAGAAAAGGAGGAAACAAATGGTTAGTATAGAAGAAAGTAAATTTAATTTTAGGATGATTGGAATATCACCTGATACAGATCAACAAGAGTTTGAATGTTCAGTTGAAGATTTTTTATCAGCAAATAAAGATGGGTTTACCATAAGTTTAGATGAAATGGCTCAAGCAATAATTAATGCAAAGGAAGATGTTCCAATCTATGAAGTATCTGATGGTGATAGATTTATTGTTGTTAAGAGGTTTAAGTAGATGATAGAAGACAAAGAATATGAAATGACTGAGCAAGAATATCTTGCTGAACAACACGAGTATGAAGAGTCGATGAACCATTTTGATAAGGATGGCTATTGCCATTTTTGTGGAAGACACCAAGAAGAAGGTATTCATTATCAGTGTTGGAAGTAAAGAAGACTTATGATAGTTCATACGCAAAAGATGTCTTTAAAAAATTTCAGGGAATTCCTCTAATTTCGCAGGAAGGGGAATTCCCTAGAAATATTCCTTAAGGATTATATATTGTATAGGTAATGTTGCCTTATTTATTTAGCAGAGGAGAGGAATATGAAATATAAAGAAATATTAAATGAATTAATTATTTTAAGAAATAAATTAGAGCATACTAGTTGTGATGACTCTGTTGATCTTTATAGAAAAATAGATGAATTAATAGTTGATGAATTAAATAGTAAAGGAGATTATCATGGGTAAAAGACAGATAAAACCGAAAGGTTCAAAAGGTAAAATATTTTCACATAGACCACAAAGAGCAGAGAATTCTTATTGGGATGAGATAGATCGTAAGCACTATAGAAATCCTGATGTTAATTTAAAGGAGGGCAAGTAATGGCAATAGAAGAAAAAGATTTGGGTTTAGAGTTACTAGAAGTTCCTTATTCAAAACCAATTAAAATTTATGTGTTTGATGAAAACAAAATGGAGAAGAGAATTATTCAATTAGATGATCTTCTTACATTAATTAATACAGGAAGATTTAATGGTGATCTTTCACAGGATCATATATACTATTATCGTACACCTAAGGAAAGAAATTGGTATTGGAAAAGAGCAAACAAATATATCGAAAGAATGAAAAAACTTGGAGAAGGAATTCATGTATTTTAACATAACAGATGAAGATGAAGATGAAATAAAACTTATGGAGGAATTGTTTAGAGGTATAGGTGCAAGTGAAGATGTAATAAAAAAAGCTAAAGAAGAATACAAAGCAATAATATCTTTTTACAATTCACTGACACCTGAACAAAAAGAGTTAGAAAGAAAGTCAATGGAAATGTTAACAGAGAATATGACCTTTGATACTTTCGAGACTTTATCAAATTCTGAAAAAGAAAGTTATATGAAGAGAGTTAGATCAAGACTTCAAGTAAATTAATGGCAGTTTTCTCTTGTTTTAAAACTAAAACGCATTTTAAGGCTCATACAGAGGTGTTTTTTTCTCAGGTAAAATCATACTAGAGGGATAATTCTTTTGCGTGAGACTTAAAATGTGGGGTTCAATTTTCTTGAATTGTGTGAAATTAGGTCATATATTGGTAATTTAGAGGAAATTATGGCTACAATAATAAATTTTCCTGATGGAAAAGAAATTGCCACCGAGGATAAAAAAAGCAAAGTAGAAATTATACATCAAGTTGGAGAAGAGATATCTGTTGTCTTTAAAAAAGACAAAGTAATATTAACTTATCCACCTAATGGAATTAGTAAGGATGAGTTTTGGATGATGGTATCCTCTGTTGTATTTTTATACAATGAAGAAGAAGGATATGATGAGATGCGTATGTTAGTTTTGAAAGATGCAATAGCATCAGGTTTTCCTTTTGCTATGAATTATACCACAGAAGATGAAGATGATTTTGTCATAGAGTTCGATCCTGATTTTGATTTAGATTAATTGTATAGGTAATGTTGCCTAAGAATAAAGGAGTACGATTATGTCTGTAGAAAAATTATATAAAAAATTAAAAGCCAATCTTAAAAATGCTAGAATTGAAAATTTAGTTCATCGAGATGCATTAGATCAAGATTTAAAAGAAGATATGTTGCTCAAAGGAGAAATAGAAACTCTTGAAAGAATAGTAGATTGGAAAGAGTTTAATGAGTTTCGCTAAGATACCAAGAGATCAACAGTTAAGAATAGCTACCTACACTCTTAACAATAAGATATTAGATCATTGTAATACTTTACCAAAAGAAGACGCAATGTTAATTATGAAAAGATGGAAAGATTTACTAGAAAGTCTTGACTATAATATAATTTTCAAGTAGGTTTCTATTACTCATTTTTAGTTTCCCCTCACTCTTCGGAGTGGGGGGTTTTTTTTTGGTCTTTTTTTGACATGCAAAGGATTATACAGAGGAGATCCAAAAAGCGTGAGAATCCCAGCTCTAATTTTCCTTGGAAATATTCCTTAAGGATTATTTAACTTTTAGGTAATTTATCAGCAAAAGACCAATCGTAAATTCTTTCACCTCTTAAAGAGAAGCAACCTGTGTTAGGATTGTGACTTAATAATATTGTCTCACATTTACCAAGCCAAGACCATCTGACTTTCCATATCTTTGCTAAAGGTTCTCTTGTTTCTCTGTCTCTATGAATTGTTATTCCATTATCCGCTTTAGCAAACCAAGACATTGATCCGCCAATCTGCATACCCTCAGGAATATTTGTATCTTGAAGTTTTGATGGATGAGCAACAAAAAATATGTGACAGTCATTTGATACTGCCCAATTTTGCACCTTGGATAACATGTTGGAAATACCTTCTGACATGTTAGCATTCTGTTCAGGTTCAATCCAATTATATGGATCAATAACTAAAATGTTTACTCCAAACATAACTGACTGTGATGCAACCTCTAAAACTTCTTCTATCTTCGTAGACCTTCCTCCTGAAAAATCTTGGAAAACAAAATGATCATTGATAAAATCCATAGTTGCATCTAGTTCGCTTTGATTAATTTTTTGAGCATTGTTCGTATCAAAAAATACTTTTTTAGATATATGATTGGTAAGTTGAGTTACATGCTCTGCCATTGGTTTTTCAAAAGAACAGTAACAAGTTTTAAGACCATATGTTTTTGCTAAATAAACACAACAGTCATCAACAAAATTTGATTTACCGCTTGATGGCAATCCTGTTACAACAGTAAGTTGACCTTTTGCTATCTGTAGATCAACAGCAGAATGTATTTGATAGCCTGTTGGTTTACCTTCGTCATATAATTTATCTACTTGAAGCCTTATATCATTAGCACGATAAAGACCTGAGACAGGATAAGGTTTTATTTTTTTTAATCTATCTCTTAAAAACTCTTCCCCTTCTTCTTGCAAGCATTCGTTTGCATCTTTGTATGGATGCAAGTCAACAGTCCAACACTTCCCCCTTCCAATTCTTTTGGCGAGTTCTTCGCACAAAGCCTTTCCCTGATCGTCAGAGTCTCCTGAGAATATTACTTGCTCAACATTGTTAAGTTTTTCTCTTGCCGACCAAACATACTTATATTTTACATCTTCTTCAGGATTTTTTTGAGATTGAGATACTGATTGAGGTGCACCATTAGGAACACTAACAACACCAAATTCATTTTCATCATTTAAAACACTCAACCAAGTTAGTGCGTCTATTTCTCCTTCACATATGATAAGTGATTTTTGATCATAAACATTTTGAATATTAAAAAATTGATTACAATTTCCTTCTTGACTAAATAACTTATCTTTATCAGCAGATCTCCATTTAATTGATGTAACTTTGTTATCTTCATTGTAATATGGAAAACCTATACCTTGTCTCTTTCTCCCTTGAAAGCTATATAAATTCCCTAAGGAATATTTATTAATTACTTTTTCACTTAAACCTCTTTCTTTTAAAAAACTTATTGTTTCTTGAGTGTGTTTGTAATTTTCTAAATTTATCTCTCTCATTATTTCCTTCACTTTTGTTTGGTTTATTTGTTTTGATACACTCACAGTGTTAAACTCTTTAGACATGCCACCACTTATTCCACAGTGATGACAAAAATATTTTATATCATTACCTTCAATTTTTACTGCTAATTCTTTTTGCAATTTGTTATGTTTTTTTCTTGTGTGATGGCAAGATGGACAAAATATTCTGTGCTGTCCTTGATCTAAATGTATTATTCTTTCTTTTATTATGCTGTTGTCTTTCATCCTACCTCTCATTTTTAGAAAATTATATTACAATTATTATTGTTTGTACAGAATGTCCATAGGATTTATTATTAAATTACCATAAGTAATATGTTGACTTACTATTTATATATGTATATACATACTTTTAAAGGAAGCAAGTGCGACTTGGAATGTGCACACCGATTGATTAACGATAACGCAGACGATCTATTGTTAATTATGTATAACACTTTTAAAGGGGAGATAAAACAGTTGCGTAGTCATCTCCCCACTTCTGATAACTTTTACAAGGAGAAATAAATGAACAACAGTGAAGAATGGGTTATTGAAAGAGATAAAGAACCACCTAGAGTTTTTGGTCGTGGAGCAACAATGAAACATAATATTCCTTTGCAAGATTTAAGGAGACCTTACACAGATGATAATGGGAATCTTAAAAGAGATTGTTTGAAGTTAAAGTGTGATCCTGAAACAAGTCAAAAAAAGATTGGAACTATTAGAGCATTTGTTCAAAGACATATTCAAAAGCTAGAAAGAAATTCTGAATCTAATAAAAAAGATTTACCAAAGTTTTCTATAATGTTTGGTGAAAATAAAGAAAGCATTCTTATTTGGAGAATAAACTAATTGCATTATACAAACAAAAAAATGATACCTTTACATGTTGTAAGAGGAATAAAACACTCTTGGGAATACAGTAAAGGAGAGGCAGATTTTTCTGTTACAGAACTACTTCAACCTCCTAAAGTAAGAGCATTAAAGATTCAACATAAAGATGAATTGTCAGAAGATTACTCAGACACTATAGCATCTTTCATTGGAACTTCTGTTCATAAAATGCTTGAACAAGCTAATGAAGGTGTAGAAGGTATGCACACAGAAATGAGAATTAATACAGATGTTGAAGTAGATAATAAAAAATATACTGTGTCAGGGTGTGTTGATCTTATTAATGAAAAAGAAAATAAGATTATAGATTTTAAAACTACATCCGCATATGCTGTTGTAAATGATAAAGAGGAATGGGATCAACAGCTAAATATTTATGCATGGTTATATGCTTTAGCATTTGAAAAAGATACAATGCCTTCTGCTGAAGTAAACGCAATTTTAAAAGATTGGAGTAAATCAAGAGCAAAAAATTCTAATACTTATCCACAAACTGCTGTATTTACTAAACCGATAATGGTATGGTCTATGGAAGAGGTGGAAAATTTTATAAAAGAAAGAATTAAACTTCACATTAATGCATTGGAAAATACTCAGGAAGTATTATGTTCTGACAAAGATGTATGGATGACAGCTAAAGGTAAAGCTAATAGATGTGAAGATTGGTGTAATGTAAATAAATTTTGCAATCAGTATAAAAGTTATATGGAGGATAAAAATGACTGAGAAAACTAAAAAGAAAACTGAATTTGGAGACATATGGAACGTCTTATATAATGTTGATGTAAAGCCATACATAAACAAAAAGATGGATTTAGATTTTATTTCGTGGGCAAGAGTTTACACAATAATGGCAGAACAATATCCTAATTTTGAATGGGGTAATATTGAATATGATGGGATGCCATATAAAGCCCTTCCGAATGGAACTGCACAGGTAACTACTTTCGTAGAGATAGAAGGTGTGAGAAGAGAAATGACACTTCCTGTTATGGATAACAGAATGAAAAGTACAGGCAATGTTGATGCTACTGTTATCAACAAAAACGTGTGGAGATGTTTTGTAAAAAATTGTGCAATATTTGGTTTAGGGATGAGAGTTTATTCTCAGTTAGAGGAGGATCTTTCTGACATAGGAGAAGCACCTGATAAACAACAGGGCAAATTATCTGAACCTACTATTCCTTTATCACCATCTAAACCAAAAGCAACGATACAACCTAAAGATTCCTCAAAGAATATTAAGGAAGAAGTTGATACTAAAGAATCTGAAATGTTTTTAGAATTAGTTGATAATTATTTAGACTCAAAAAACTTAAGTGTTGCAGAGTTAAATGAATTTTATTCTAACGAAACTAACAAACCTCAGTTTGATAAGTTAAAAAAAGAATTGCCTGATTACTATGAGGCGATAATAGAGAAGTTTAAATCAGTAAAAAAGTCATTAGAAAATAAGGAGACAAAATAATTATGGCAAAAGTATATAAAAAATCAGGTGGTAATTCTTGGCAGAATAAATTTAAGACTACTCCAAGTCATCCTTCTTACACAGGAGAGATTTGGATTGATTATGAACAGTTGCAAGATTTAGTTGCATCTGCAAAAGCAAACACTAACCCTGATGATATGGAAAATAAGCACAAGGCATTAGTCAAAACTGCTCTTTGGGAAAGAACTACAAAAGAAAAACCTGATGGAACAGGTGGCAAACCTTATTTTTATGTTCAGTTAGAAGTTGTATCTCAAGAAGATATTAATCCTAACTCACCACCACAAGCATCTATCGTTGATACTTCCCCAAGTAGTGAAGAACCAAATGATCAGATACCTTTCTAGACATGTCTATAAAAATATTACAAGGGAACTCCCTTGATATACTTGATGATTTAGAAAAAGAATCTATTGATACATGCATAACTTCTCCTCCTTATTGGGGGTTAAGAGATTATGGTACAGCAACTTGGGTCGGAGGCGATCCAAGTTGTTCTCATAAGAGAGACAGTAAACATTCAGAGTCATGTTCAACAGGTCAAAAGAACTTAGAAGGTGCTATCGGAGATGGCATATACAAATCAAAGTGTCCTAGATGTGGTGCTGTTCGAGAAGATGAGCAATTAGGATTAGAAGAAACTCCTGAGGAATATGTTAACAAGATGGCAGACCTCTTTGATAAAGTTAAAGATGTATTGAAGCCTGAGGGAACTCTTTGGTTAAATCTTGGAGACTCTTATATCGGTGGTGGCAGAGGATATGAATATTGTGATGATGGAACTATTCAACAGAATCATATTGATGCAGGTGTAAGATATGGTAAGCCAACAGGAAAGGTACAAGGTTATAAGCCAAAAGATTTAGTTGGTATCCCATGGATGATGGCTTTTGAATTGAGAAGAAGAGGTTGGTATTTAAGGCAAGATATCATATGGAGCAAGCCTAATCCAATGCCTGAAAGTGTGACAGACAGATGCACAAAATCACATGAGTATATTTTCTTGTTGTCTAAAAGCAAACATTATTACTACGACCATGAAGCTATTAAAGAAGAAGCTGTTGGAGAAAGATGGGGTAAAGATACTCCTATCAATATGGAAAAAACTAAAGATATAGAAAATCAATTTAATGGTTTGACTAGAGAAAGAAAAATGATTTACGAAACAAAAAACAAACGAAGTGTTTGGACTGTTAATACTAAATCATATAAGGAAGCTCACTTCGCAGTTTATCCTACTAAATTAATTGAACCTTGTGTACTTGCAAGTTGTCCTGAAAAGGTGTGTAAGAACTGTGGTGAAGCATACAAAAACGAAGAAGTTATAATACCACAAGAAATTAAACTAAAAGAAAAATCTAATACACATGGTAAATATGAAACAGAACTTAATGAGTTAACTCACAGGCAAGGTCTTCATGCAAACAGAGGAACAAACATTATAGAATTTAGACCTGATCTACCAAAACAAAAGCAATTTGTAACCTTTATGAGAAATAGAACAAATGCTAAAATTTTATCAGAGTCAACAGACATACCATTAACTAAAATTGAGCATTGGTTTCGTAAAGATAAAAGTGGTTTTTCTTTTCCTACATTAGAGGATTGGGATAAGTGTAGAGATTTTGTTAACGATTGGTCAGAAGAGTTTAATGATATGGATAAAAGATTATCTCATATAGAGTTTAAAACTGATGATGTTAAATCTGTTAAGAAGAAAATTGTTTTAACTAAACAATGTGACTGCGATACAAATGAAACAGAAAAAGGAACTGTTCTTGATCCTTTTGGTGGTAGTGGAACGACAGGACTTGTTGCTGATAGGTTAAAAAGAAGTGCTGTTCTTATTGAATTGAACCCTGATTACGTTGAGATTATGCGTAAAAGATTAGAAGGTGACGCACCTTTATTTACTGATATAGACTTTAAAAGCTAAATAATCCTTAAGGAATATTTCTAGGGAAACTTACCTGGCTGTTAGCCAGCTCACCTTTTGGTTTGGACATAGACTTGATAAATAATATTTATTTACATAATTAATTTGATAAATAGTGACAAAGGTATATACATCTCCGTGAGGAGAAGAAATGGACAGAATAATAGAAATTGCATCAGGATTTACTATACTAATATGTGTTTTAGAAATATTATAATTTAAAGCCAAAGAGTATTAAACTTCAGAAAATGAGCGATAAAAAATAAATTATAATCAACCTTGACAGTTAATATATAAGTAATTATATATAGTTTATTATTAATTAATTGAGAGAGGTTTCAATGCATCCATTATTAAGTCACATAGAACCTGTAGCTAAAATGAATAAAGACATCATTAAGGATACAGT